ATTTCCTCAGAGGAGAATTGTAATAACGACGGAAAGCAGTAAGAATAATGATGCCCGTTGAAAGAACACCAACCAAACCAAGGAAGGTAACAGCATCACCAGTGAAGTTGTAAGTGTCAGGAGTCATTTGTGTTTCTGATGATAGTATGAAGAACGTGGGTCAGGATCATAAAGTCCACCACCTTCACGATCATCCAGGTAGAACATGATGGAAAAGGTGGTGAGAATGACACCACCCAGAATAGCAGTAATCATCAGAAATCCCAGTTAGAGTTCAGAAAAGCATTCCAGGTCTGCTCATCCTCATCATCATCATCCTGCATCTCAGGAATGTCCCAGATCTCACCAGGAGCATCAGCGATTTCAGTCCAGAGGGTGTCTTCCATGTGTTTGGGTGTGGTTGGTTGACTTCTTAAGTATAAGGGCACTGGAGGCGATCCTAGTGCCCTCTTGTGCCAGTTGTCAGAGTGCCATCACTTACCAGTCAGACCACAAGGTAGGGCAATCAGTCCCAATCGCTGATGTTCCAGATGCCCCACTGGCGACCGTTGAAGTGGGCGTCTCGGGTGGCGATTGCCTGCTCACGCTGGGCATTAGTATAGTTGTTCCACAGTGAGAGGTCGCCGCTGTTGTAACAGTCTGTCCATATCTTGTTTGCTTCGGTCAGGGTCATCGTCGGTTTGTTTCATATGAGAGTATTATAAGGCAAGAAAGGGCACCCCGAAGGATGCCCTGTGCCAGTTGTTAGGGTGTCACAAGATCACTGAAATCATGGCGGGATCGTTCCTTTACGATTACCCTATCTCCACCATAAGTCTCACCCCAATACTCACCTTCTTCACCTTTCCACACAATGTAACCCTTGGCAAGTGAACAGATAGATTTCAGAAACAAATCTTCCTGCCCTGTCTTACTATCATACCCATCAATGTGAAGATTTCCATCTTCATCAGTATGGGTATAAAATCCAAGTTCCTGAAGAATCTTTTCAGCATCCTTACAAGTCTCATGATAGTTCCACTCCATCCAAGAGAACCAGCAGGACTTATGAGGACCATACTCAGGTGCCTTATCCTTACCAGGATAAGATCCACCTTGTTTCTGACTGTTAGGAACAGTATAGTTTAGTACACACATGTCCTCATAAGCAGCATCCAGATTCTCAGCAGGAATCATGAAGGTGCTTTCTTGAATGGTGACGTAGTAACCCATGATGATGTGGTGGTTGGTTGACTTCTTAAGTATAAGGGCACTGGAGGCGATCCTAGTGCCCTCTTGTGCCAGTTCCTACGCTGTCACATAGTTAGGAATCTCCACACGCTCCACAATCTTATTGTCCCAGTTGGCAAGTTTGAACGCTTTCCAGTTATCATTCAGATCGAAGAGGTACGCGTACTCTTCCCCACAGTTATCTGATACAAACTGATCAAATGTACTGTGAAGAACATTTACTTCATCTCCACGCTCTGAATGATACAGAGGTTGTGGTTCACGAGTTGGAGAATACACCCAATTGTCAGCATCATCCCGCACGATGTTGTTGTTCTCATCGCGGACTGCTTTAGATTCCCATACATGAGTTGTCCGAAGAGATGACATCGAACCACCATCAATCAGTTCTTGTACGTCTTCGCGGTTCTGATAGTGTTCTACCAGAATCTTACCATTGCCTTCTACATAACCATCCCAGTGGCAGTAGACGCTAACCACAGAGTGGTCAGGCATTTCGATTCCGATGCGTGAGCGAGTTCCCATGGTGTTGGTGAGGTGAACGATGTAAGTATGACAGGGATCCTGAAGAATCTCAAGACCCCTTGTGCCACTTGTTAAACTGGTTTCTTGATTTGAAGAAACACCATTTGAATTGGTTCGCCTTGAATGTGAAAGAACACATAATTTGGGTGAACTTCAATGTCACCATCTACCTGTGAGAGATCAACATAATCATTCCCATCATTGTCTGCGATGTAAGGATTGTCGTCCGTATCATACCCCACAAAGTATAGGGTATCATTCACACAGACAGCATACGCATCAGACAGAAGATCGTGAAATTGATCCAGAGTGATGATGGTGTTGGTCATTGGTTTGGTGTTGAACAAATGTAATGTAGCAGAGGTGTGGGGGGCGCTGCAACCCCCCTTGTGCCAGTTGTCAGAGTGTACTCAGGGCAGAACAATCAATGGACTTGATGCACCATCCATAAGCATCTGTAATCTCATTTACTAGGTCTTCCTCATCATCTGCTTCCCAGATTGATGCAATGGTATTATCTGTCACCTCTTTTTGATAATCTTCTGTAGGATACTCTTCATTCTCCATCTCAAAATCAAACTCAATCGCAGTGACTTGAAACTTCATGAGGTGTCTCAGGAACAAAGGTAATGTAGGGCACTCGGAGCGGTGTCTGTGTGCCCCGTGGACAGTGATCAAAGTGTCACAGGAGGTCTTCGTACTCTCCAGAATCCATAGCGTCTTCCAGGGCGGTTAGAAGACCATCGAAGTCCTCAGACGATGGTAGCACACCGATGAGGATATTCACCAGATCTCCATATTCCTCACGGAGTTCATTCAAATACTCCTTCCGATTTGCATACCCATTGTCAGTGTAGATGCTCATGGTGTGGTTCAGGTGTTGAACGAGTTCAATCTACGTCAGAAAAGCATGAGGTGCTCTACGTCTTGTGCCAGTTTTCTTTGTGTCACAAGGAGATGGATTCGCTCCAGTTGTTCTGTGCTTTCGCGTACAGGAGTCCCGTCGTCGGTGTTGAAGAAATCATAAGAATCGATTTGCGTATGGTATAATGCCCCGTCTTGTTCATAATAGACGGTTTGATTATCAATAAAGAACTTCAAAATGGATCATACTCTTTTACATTAACATGCACATCTTCAGCACCTTCTAATTGTAGAAGATCTTTCCAGTTGATATCATACACATCTAGATCATCATAACAGTCGATGTCTAGAGTAACAATGACCTTACGTTTCTGCATTAGCATAAGAACTCGTTGTGAATGTGTACTAGATTCTATCATGCATAGTGTCGATAGGCAAGATCTTGATAGTCTTGCGCATCTCGTGCATAATCCTCGTCGAGATCCTGTGTGCCCTCGTCGAGATCTGCATAATCATTGCCGTATGTATAGTCGAGATCGTAGTCGTCGTACATAACTCGTCGAGATTGTGTGAGTGACTGTATGATTATAACATGACTCTCGACGAGATGCAAGTTTGATGCCCAGGTCTCGTCGAGATCATCATGAGATTATATATGTCTTAAAGTATCATAATGTCATATAACGCTAACATTATATGAGAATCTCGTATGATGTGACAGTTCTCATAGTGGCACACGGGGTCTTGACATTTTGTGCTCGGTGTCTTATAATGCGCTCGCCTAACTCACAAGACCCAGACACATTTATAATGGTTTATGAGGTATTATAAGGGTTTAAAGAACATAAGACTCAGACACATTTATAAGGTATTATAATCATATAACACTACCATTATACAATCAAACAAATTACAAATATATGTTTTTTAATATATTTTTTTAATTAACAATAATTTAAGAAAAATGAAATATAATACAAAAAGACTTAGACAACAATTACAATTTGATCATTTTGGTTGTAAGCAGTAATCCAATCAATATCTTCTAAAGAAATCTCATCATCAATTTCAAAGTTATTATCACTGCAGATCAAAAAAGTAACATTCTGTTTTAATTCTTCCGTGGAGTATCCTTGAAGTTCTTCGAGAAGATCTTGATAAGTCATTGGTTGTCATCCACAAGTTGACGCAATTCAAGAAGTACTTCAGGTGTACACTTCTCTGGAATCATCTCATCCTCATTATCAGGATAAAACAATTCATTACAATAATAATCAAACAAATCATCATTCAGATAGGAGAGATTGTCCAACTCTTGATAGATCTCAGAAGAAAGTTTTTCAAACGTATCCAGTACTCGATTAGGAGTGTACTGACTTGTAAGTGATTGATTCATCATGGTTTTACAGTTTGAATGAGAATTCGTTCTTTGGTAGTGTCCCGTGCTTTGGCAAGTTGTTCAATTGCTTCTTGACGGTGTTTTGGAAGTTGATCCCATTCTACATGCTTTTCAACATATGCTTGAGGAAGAACATCATCTAATACATCACCAAACTTCTCAAGTTTTTCTGCCAGGAAATTAAAAATATACCAGGCAATTCCAAAAGGAGCACATACAACTAAACGAAGTACAAACCAATGTGGAATGTATTTAATGTAGGGATAGGTTTTGATTTCAGTCATTTGTTTGCAAGATAGTTGAGATCGTTTGTGATACGTTGTGCTTCTTGTGGTGAGTTACATTCAGAAGCAATGTAACTGAATCCATTGGAAAATGTGCGATGAATCTGATTACCTTTAGCAGTATAAGATCCGTACTTAACTGGTGTAAGATTCAATAAGAACTTAATCATTAACTTCCTCCATACACATAATCTACAATACCAGCAGGATGATTCACACCTTCAATAATCTTGAAAGTTGCATACTCATCAAACTCTTTTTCATAATAATCACTGAACTCTTTAATGAACAACTCTTTGCAGTGTTCTTTAGATTCAGCAGAGATTACAACCATACCACTGGTATAATCAATTAGAACTTCTTTGATAATGTAGAGATTCATGATTGAGGTTGCAGATTGTACTTGTCACACATAAGATCTCTCACCAATTCACGATCATAACTGTCACCAAGGAAACTTTGACCTTTGATCTTATGAATCCTGATGATGTCATTGGTCGCCTTGCGAGCGATGGTACGATTGGCGCCCATGGGATAGATACCATTTGGACCATAAAAATCCATCACATAATCAATAAAGTGATTGATTTCTTCTTTTTGAAGAGTCATGAGTGATTTGGTTGACTCTATTATTATAAGGGCAGACTGGTGGGGAGTGAGGGGGCCTTGTGCCAGTTCTTAGAGTGTCACAGTTTAATGATTAGTAAACTCGTATTCGATGTCTGATGGTAAAGGTGTTAATCTTCCCTTTCCTTTTCTTTTTTGTTTTGTATTTAATTGGCGACCAACTTGAGCAAATTGTTTTCCCGTTTCTGGATTCATTTCACCAAATCCTGCTCTTTGATATAAACGTGATCTTGTGTTTTTCTTTGTCTCACCCTTTTGATCATCATACCTATTATTTTCAGTAGGACGATTGGTGACAATTGATCCGTGTGGAAGACGATGTTCAACATCTTGTTTCCATACATCTTTTGCTGCACGGACTAACTCAGTTCTTCTCTCTGGATCTTTTTCCAGTTCTGATGGTCTATCACTATGATTCCACGTTACATTAAATACTCTCTTTCCATCCTTTGTTCTTCCATGATGACTCACATTATAATAAATTCCCGTCTCTTTATCACCTACTGACATCCATCCTGGACCACCACTCACATCACTCTGTGTAGAAGAATGGCGATTCAATTCGGGATTGTCTGCACCGTGTCGAACAAATTTTCTGGTTCTCATCTGTTGTAGTATTTTCTTTGTTTTTGATGAATATGGTCGTTCATCACGATCTTCTGCCTTCTCTTCTGGTGTCTTACCTGATGGCAACTTCTCATCAGGAGCATAATACTTTTCTGCAATGAGAAGAAATTCTTGAAAAGTCTTCATTTTCTTTTTGGTTGAGTTTTAGTTCTTGGTTTAAATCTACTATTTGGATTATCCTTAAAATATTTTTTTCTATATTGAACTGGAATCTTTGGAGAATGTATTACTCCCGTGTCGTTTGAGATATGTTTTTCTGCATATTTGGGATTCATAGTAGTTGAATAATGTTCTCTCCCCCATTTATCAACTGCCCTTTGCCCATCAGTTTTCATCACTTTACCTGGAGTACCAATGCTCTTTTTAGGAACTCTAAATGAAATCACTTCTGTATTTTTTTCGCCATGTCTACTACCAAAAGATTGGGCAATTCCTCTATCTGTTGATGTATAAACATCTGAAGTATTAAATCCGGATTTTTTAATCTTATCTGCAGATGATTTGGGTGTGCCATGATACATTCTTACAAGTTTTATTCTTTTTGCTTCTTCTAAAAACTCTGAGAAAGTCTTTCCTTCTTTAAAAGATCTAATATTGTTTTTTGCTCTTTTTGCGCGAAGTTCAGATCTTCTTGCTGATACTTTATCGGGATTCAAGTCTTTTTGATAAGTAACTCCACCAAATTCGGCATGTTTGTTATACTTTGGTAATTTTGATCCTCTAACTGTTTGACCACCACGATCTCTTGCGGTTCTTCTTCTTCTGGTTTGTGTGAGTCTATTTTCTGTATCTCCTGGAGACTCACCATGAACTGGTAATCTGTCATTAGAACTTAAACGACGATTACGAATGATTTCTTTTTGAGATGGACTCAAACGATCATCAACCTTTGCTTCCTTTAACATCTTTAAGAAATACTTTTTAGATATTTATGGTGTTGATGACCTATACTCAGTTGGGAGGTAAATCTCTTTGCAACATATACGCTAATTTTCGCTCTTTGTTAATTTGAATAGGAGAAGGAACATTGAATTTTCTTCTGATTCGTTCATCTGCATATTGTTTACTTCTACCACTGCCAGCGTCTTCTTGAAACTGTGAGAAGGTTTTCATTTTTTATTGTTATTTAGAAAATTCGCATGACTGAAGACTCTACGATTTACGAATTTTACAATTACCTCTTCATTTTGAAGAACAAACCCTTCATGATTAATTTCTTCTCCATACAAATAAGAAGCAGGGGCACGATCAGCACGACAAAAGTGTAGAAAATCCAGTTTTACACTCTCTGCAACTTTCCAGAGAGAAATCAAAGCAGGATTATCAAACTCTTCAGGTATAATTTCACGATTTTCCCAAATACATGCATTAATTTGTTTTTTAATTTCTTTGACTTCCTTTTCGGTTGCAAACGTGACTGTAGTTGCCATCTGTTTGATGAATCCAATCACATCTACAAAGTCTTCACAATCTACAGTCTGATGAGCAGAATTATCTACAAAATATACATCATCATCAGACTCAAACTGAGGTGCTGAACCCATTACATAAGCATCTTTGAGTTCACCTTCCGTTGCCCATTGAGTATGAACAGAGACAATAATCTTTTGAGTAACTACTTCTGAAAAGAGATACGAAATGGTATTGGGTTGAACAACGTCAGAATTACCAAACCCCAGAAAATCACATTGAAAGATAGAATTTGTGCGAGGTAGATAATCAAAACAATCATGAAGAATGTCTGCGACTTCACCTTTAAAGTGCGAATCAATTTCTTCATGAGAATGACAGAGTTTGATCTTTACTTTGTTGAATGCAGATTTTGTAGATACAAAGAACTTACCTGTTGCAGGATTCTTACCAAAAACTACAGCAGGACTCCCATCAATCT